CGGTAATTTTCGCCGGACCGACACCGCCACGGCGCGGCACCTTTGGTCCTGCGACGACAAGACATTCCTGGCGGCCGCTCGCCCCAACCCTGACTGGCCACGGCAGTATTTCGGCCCAGCCTATGCCGCACTCGCCGACCGCTTCGCCGGCGACGCCGCGGCGCACACGCAACGCGACATCGACACCATCCAACGCATCGCCGCCGACCACCTGCCCCTGTGGCCACGCATCCTCGACATCCCCTGCGGTACCGGCCGCCACGCCAATGCCCTGGCGCGCGAGGGCTTCGACGTCATCGGCCTCGACCTCCAGCCCGCCTACCTCCACACCGCCCGCGCCGAGGGCGCCGCGACCTACGCCGCCGCCGACATGCGCACCCTGCCCATCGCCACCGGCAGCATCGACCTGGTGCTGAACATGTGGAATTCGCTCGGCTACTTCCTCGATGCCGCCGACGAAGCCGCAACACTGGCCGAGTTCCGCCGAACCCTGCGCCCGGGCGGGATCGTGCTGGTGCAACAGGACCTCGACGCCCCGGCCGCGCTGGAAGGCCGCTGGGTGCAGCACATGAAGGCGCCGCTGGGCGACGGCGCCTTGCTACTGGTGCGCCAGGTGCCCGATGCGGCGCTCTGCGGGCTGTGCTGCCTGTCCTGGGTCGTGCTGCCGAACCAGGAACCCTTCCAGGGTCCGGCTTTCTTCCTGCGCCTGCGCGACGACGCCGCCTGGGCGCGGGACGCCGAGGCGGCGGGATTCGCGAAGGTCTCGATCGCGCGGACGCCGCCCGGCGTGGCGCCGCATGAGACCCTCGTGCTGCTGCACGCCTGACCGCTGGCGCAAAGGATGCGCCTGCCCCCGTCGTGACGGCGCGCCCGGCGCGATTCTGGTTGTTCCCTGCCACATGCTTCCGGAAATCCGGGATCAACCGGGATTGTCGGGGACGAGGCGGGACAAACGCACAGAAAAATTGGGTTTTGTGCCGCCGGAGCCGCCCGGATATCCGAAACCTTCTGTCAGACGATTTGCAGCGGAATGGCAGGATTTGACAGAAGGTTCTGCACTTATGGGCCGCCGGCTCTTAGTCTTCTAAATCGGTGCTTAGTGGCGGCTTTCCGCCATTCCGAATGCCTGTTGGAGCCGGTAACGCGGCCCGGCACGTCAGTGTTATGGAGCAAAACAGTGACGCGCGCCGTTAAGAACCCTGACCGCGTCAGCCTTCGCGGAGACCCGTAGGAAACCTGGGCTCTGCGAATGCGGCGTCGCAACATTAGCAACAACTAATTTGAAACGAACTGGGGCGGCGCTGGCGGCAGAATGGCCGCCTTATCCACAGGGGCAAGCGCCTCCGCCCGCGACTGCGGGCATGGGGTGGCGCCCGCGATGGCGGGCACCTTCCGCACCGAAAGCGCCTTGGGGCGCGGCCACCATGGAGCGCTCTCTTGGCCGACTTCGGGTCTCAGATCGCAGAGCTTCGGACTATCCTCAGCGAAGCTGAATACCTCGCTTTGCTTGAGGTGTGCGGCGGGAGGCGCCTCTACGTCCCCCACCGCTTGGCCGAACGGCATCGCGGCGATTTTGCGCGCGTCGTCGAAGCTGTCGGCGCGGTGGGCGCGCGCAAGCTGTGCGATCATCTCCCTGGCATCTTCCTGAAGGTACCGTTGGAACGTGCCTTTCGCGTGCGCCTCTATCGCGCAAGGAACTGGACGTATCCTCAGATCGCCAAGCATCTCGGCATTACTGAAGGGCAGGTCGCCAAGCTGTTGAAGGCCGCTGGCCTGACGAAAGCGCGCCCGCGGCATTGCCCAAGCCGCCGATCGATGCCGCAATGAACCGAATGGCCCGGAACGGCCTGGCGGAGCAGGAAGCACCTCCGCCAGGCCACCGACAGGGAACCGTCACCGCGGAACCGAAGCGCGCCAAGGAAACACGCCACAGCGGTGAAACCCCCGCGCAAGGTCGGGCGCGGAGCGGCTCCGACCCTCGCGCGCCACTACCGCCAACGCCCATGCGGACGGCTGTCCACCTAACGACAAATGTCCGCATGGCGATAGATCGGCGTATGCCGAGTGCGCCCCATCGCCCGCCCCGCCAGAGGAAAGACGACAAGCTTGTCGTCTTGACCAAAGCCACGGAAAACAAGGGCCAGGAAGAAAGACAAGCTGTCTCGCTTCCCTCTACCGCCGGGGTGCTGAGGCGCAAGCCCATCGACTTCGCGGCGGTCATCGCCCGCGCGACGAAGCCGCCCGTCGAGCTCGCCGCGCTGGTGGACGCCCTCGGCGCGGATGGCGCGCTCACCCTCATCGAGACGCGCGGCGGCACGCGCATGTACGTCCCGCATAAGCCCGCGATGGGCAGTCCCATCGTCGGCATCGTTGGCCTTGAGCCGGCGCAGCGCCTGGCCGAATTGTTCGGCGGCGAATACCGGGATGTGCCCATCGCGCGCGCCTGGCGCTGCTGCATGTTTCGCGTAAATGGCCGGCAGCATGCCGCGATCGCATCCCGCCTTGGCGTCAGCGAGCGCACGGTTCGCCGCATTCTGACCGATGCCGGCCTGACCGGCGCTGTCTGGCGCCACATCCAGCGCACCAAGGACGCCGCGCATCCGCCGGCGCCCGCCTCCCTCGAAAAGGAAGCCTCTCAGTGAGCATGTCCCTTGCGCAAACGCGCCTGGCCGATCCCGTCCTGACGCGTGTCGCGCAGGGCTACACCAACCCCGACTTCGTCGGCGGCGCGCTGTTCCCGTCGGTGCCCGTGACCGTCAGCGGCGGGCAGATCATCGAGTTCGATCGCGCCGCCTTCGTCCGCTACCAGGCACGTCGCGCGCCGGGCTCCGACACCAAGCGCATCCCGATGGGCTACTTCGGCCGCCCCTATCGGCTGGTGAACGAAGGGCTGGACGCGCAGGTGCCGCGTGAGCTCGCCCGCGATGCCCAGAAGGTGCCCGGCGTCGACCTCGGCTCGCGCGCGATCAACGTGACCATGCGAGCGCTGCGCCTCGGCCTGGAAATCGACCAGGCCACGCTGGCGCGCGACACCGCCTCCTATCCAGCGTCGAACCGGGTCACGCTCGCGCCCGGCGCCCGCTGGTCGGATGCCGCCGTGAACCCCAGCACGTCGATCGAGGCGGGCCGCGAGGCGATCCGCAACGCGGTCGGCATGTATCCGAACGTCGCGGTCCTGTCCGCCCGCGCCTACGCCGCCGCGCGACAGAACCCGCAGGTGCTGGACCGGGTCAAGTACAGCACCACCGACAGCGTCACGACCGAGGTGTTGGGACGCCTGTGGGACATTCCGCGCGTGCTGGTCGGCAAGGCCGTGCACGCTGCCAACAACGACCCGCTGCCCGGCCCGGCGCCGGCAGGCACCTTCACCGACGTCTGGGGGACCGATGTGGTTCTCGCCTATGCGCCGGAGCGCCCAAGTGGGGCCGAGGAACCCAGCTTCGCCTACACCTACGAGATGGAAGGCCATCCATTCGTGGAAGAGCCGCGCTGGGATGGTGACAGCCGCAGCTGGATCTATGGCGTGAGCTACGAGCGCGCGCCGGTGCTGTCGGGGATCTCGGCGGGCTACCTGATCCAGACCGCGGCGACCTGACGCAAGGCGGGAGGCGAGGCCATGAAGCGCATCGAAATCTTCCGCCCCGGCGCGTTCACGCCGATGGCCGGAAGCGCACCCCTGGAGTTCAGCGCGGCGCAGCTGCGCACAACCGCAGTCGCCTACGATCCCGCGAAGGCTGAGGCGCCGGTTGTAGTCGGGCATCCCGCGATCGACGCGCCCGCCTTCGGCTGGGTCAAGGCGCTGGACTTCGCGGACGGCGCGCTTGGGGCCTATGTCGATGACCTGGTGCCCGAGTTCGTGGAGCAGCTGAAGGCGAAGCGCTTCAAGCGGGTCTCGGCATCGTTCTTCCCGCCGGAAGCGACCAGCAACCCCAAGCCCGGTGTCTACTACCTGCGCCATGTCGGCTTCCTCGGCGCCGCCGCCCCGGCCGTGCCGGGCCTGAAGTCGGTCAGCTTCGCCGATGTGCCTCTGTCCTTCTCGGTGGAAGGCGATATCGCGCCGGAAGCACCAGGCACGATGGGCCTGGCCGAACTCCGCCAGCGGCTTGAGGAGCACCAGGCCCAGGCGACAAAGGGCTTCATCGATCAGCTTGTGGCGGAGGCGCGGCTACCGGCCAGCCTGGCGCCCCTGGTGTGGGACATCATGCGCGCCGCGAGCGGGGCTGGCACGGTGTCCTTCGGCGAAGGCGACGCCGCCGAGACGCTGAGCTTCGCGGATGGCATGAAGCGGCTTCTGTCGGGCCTGCCGCCGATGGTGCAGCTGGGCGAATTCGCCGCGACCAAGGATGACGTGACGGCCGGCACCCGGCCCGCCAGTCTGCGCTTGCCGCGCGGCTACGAGGTGGACCCCGACCGCTTGGCGCTGGTCTCGCGCGCCGATGCCGTGGTGCGCCAGCGCGGCGTCAGCTTCGCCGAGGCGCTGGTGCTTCTGGAAGGCGGATCGTGAGCGCCGTCGCGGCGCGTCGGCGCCTCGACCCGCCCTATTTCCACGCGCCGTTGCCGCCCGAACTGCAAGCCTTGGCGGGCCAGATCGTCGCCACGCTGGCGCACCTGACGCCGGTCGAGGCGGACCAGGTCATCATGTTCGTGCTGTCCGCCACCAGTTGCCGCGCCCACTACGGCATGAACCCGCGCGAGCTGCTGCACGAGCTCTGGCCCGCCAGGGTGGCAATGGAACTCGGCAATGCGGTGGACGCCTTCTCCATCATGGAGACCGAGGCGGCGATGCTGCACGCGCGGCGATGGCTCTACGGCACCCTTGCGGCAGCGCATGGCGGCCCGACGCACTGACACCGGGACGAAGGAAGCAGAAGGCCGATTAAGCGCCGTTAAGCGGCACTAAGAGCCGGGGGGGGGCGTCCGGCGCGGAGCACGGAGGGGTGCCACGTCGAAACCGCCCTCAGCGGCCCTCCTAGGGGCGGGAAAACGAGATTGGCGGATTTCCGCCGGGAACAGGCAGAAGGACCAAGGCCATGGATGCCACATCGAAGACCAACGAGGACGCGACCCGCAAGGTCATCCTGAAGCATCCCATCGTGATGCGCAGCACCGCCTCCGGCGCGGTGGTCACCAGCATCAGCGAGGTCACCTTGCGTCCGCCCACCGCCGGCGACATGGCGGACGCGCTGGACGCGGCGGATGGCGACAACAAGCGCCAGGGCACCATCATGTCGTTCCTGGCCGCGCGGTGCGCGGGCATTTCCTTCGCCGAGTTCAAGGAACTGAGCTGGCACGACGGCGCCGCGATCCTCGCCGAGGTGGCCGATTTTTTGGCCGATGGCCTCGCGACTGGCCCGACCTCATCGCCCTCGCCTTCGGGACCTTCGGCGTCGTTCACGACTGGCGCCGGTGGACGGCCGCAGACCTCCGGTTCCTGGCCGCCCGCGCCGCTCGGTATCACGAGCTGACCGCCGGTCGGGTCTGACGCGCCATGTCCGCGATGCGCCTGCAAATCCTGCTTGAGGCGATCGACCGCGCCAGTGCGCCGCTGCGCGAGACGACGCGCCGCATCGACGGCATGGCGCGCGCCGGGCGCGGGGTGACGCAGGCCATGTCGCGCCTCGGCGCCGGCAGCGGCCTCGCCCGCATGGCCTCGCACCTGAGCGTGGCGGCGCGCAGCGCGACCAACCTGGCCGGGGCGCTGACGCGCGTCGCGCGCAACGCCGCGCTGGTCGGCGCCGGGACCGCGGTCGCTGGCGGCTACGCCTTCAACCGCCTGATGGTGCGCCCGGCGGCGGACTTCCAGAACATGCGCATGCGGATGCGGGTGCAGGAAGGCGGGAACGAAGAGCGCACCGCCGGCAATCTGCGCTGGATCGAGGACTACGCCTCCCGCACCCGCTACAGCATGACGGAGGTGTTCGAGAACTTCGTTCGCATGCAGAACAGCGGGCTCGACCCGCGTCGATATCTGCCGGCAATCGCGAATGCCGCCAGCGGCACCGGCAAGTCGCTGGAACAGGCGGTCGAGGCGTTCAATGATGCTGTCGGCGGTGAATTCGAACGCCTACGCGAATTCGCCATCCGGGGCCGCACGGAAGGCAACCGCGCCACCCTCCAATGGCAGGAGGGGGACAACCAGATGCGCATTCGCAATCTGGACGCGCAGAACCCCCGCCGCATCGCAGAGGCGCTGCGCCGCATCTTCGATCGACGCTTCCCGAACATGACCGAGGAGAGCTCCCGCACCTGGGACGGGATGCTCTCCAACATGGGCGACCACTGGGACGCCTTCCGCCTGCGGATCATGAACAGCGGCGTCTTCGACTGGATGCAGGACCAGCTCAAGCAGCTGCTGGAACGCATCGACGAGCTCAAGGCCAACGGCACGCTCGACGAATGGGCGCGCAGCATCGGCGCGTCGATCCTCACGGCCTTCCGCCAGGTGCGGGACTTCATCACCGGCTACGACGTGCTTCAGGCCGAGATGGGCACGGGCGAAGTGACCGTGGTCGGGCGCGTGCCGGGCATCTTCGAGCGGTTGCAGACGATCTTCGGGCAGCTGCGCGAGTTCTGGAACGAGATGGACGCGAAGGTGACGTCGGTCGCCAACGCCATCACGGCCGCGCTGGACGCTATCGAGCGGCGGATCAACACCATCCGCGCTTTCTTCAGCCTGCCCGCCCTGATCCCACAGTTGATCGCCGGTGGCGGTGCGACGGCGCCGGCGCGGGCGCCGGCGGGACCCGGCGAGGCCGCCGCGCCAGGTGCCGCAGCACCGGCGCCGGCGCCCCGGGCATCCCTGTTCCCCGATGGGCCGCTCGCGCCGGGCTTCTCGGAAGGCCCCCTCGGGCGCTTGCTCGGGCGCATCGGCGAGGCAGCGAGCAGCGGAACAGACCCTGCCGCAACGCCACGCGGTCGCGGCGTCGGGCAGGGGCTCCGGCGCCCGGAAATCTACGGCGCGCCGATGATGCAGCGCATCGCGCCGCAGGGCGTGACCGGTGGGCAGCGTGAGGAGGTGCGCGTGAATGCCGGCCTCGAAGTGACGGTGCGCGCCGATGAAGGGCTTCGCGCCACCATCCGCCAGACGCAGGACGATGGGATGCAGGTCGTGCCGAGGCGCGGGATACTGGCGACGCCATGACCATCGAGCAGAAGCTCGATGTGCTCGGTCGAACACTTGCCAAGCGCGTTTGGACGCCGGCTTTGCTGTGGGCGTGCATCGGCGCAGGCGCGCTCACCAGCATGGCGTTCATCGGTGCCATTGTCTGGCTGGCGAGGCCATGATCCCCGCCCGGCATCGCATGAGGGGCAAGCGCGTCCCTCTTGGGTTCCGGCGCATCTTCCTTGACCCGCCGCGCCCCCGGCGCGTAGGGTCAGCCTCGGAGCTTCAAAACTCCCTGCCCCGATGGGGCTGGCCGCACCGAGCAAGCCGGGGCGGAGCAACTGAGGCGGAACCCCCGCCCGATCTACGTGCGGGGTTTGCCATGTCCGGATCGCTTGCCCGGACGCCGCCCTATGGCGGGGTGCGCGCGGATACAACACCCGCAAGGGGAAGAAGCGCGGCCAGTCCTCGGTCTGGTTTTGAACACTCCCGCCGCCAGGTGGCCTTCAAAAGCCGACTGCGCGGTGTCCTGAAACCGAGGACCCGAAAGGCCGCAGGCCCATGACCACCCATTCCATGCTGAAGATCGAGATCAACCGGGGGTCGCCGGACATGACCCTCTTTGCCATCAAGGGGCAGATGCAGCTGCTGTCGGCGCTGACGCGCGGCGAGCGGAAGGACGCGATCGAACTGGATGAAGACGCAGCGAACGCTTTGGCGGATCTGACCGGCGCCATCGCCATCGCCCTCGACGAAATCATGGAGGTGGACAGAGACCGCCAGGTGCGCGACGCGCATCTGCGCCAGAGTGGCATCGCGCACCTGCGCAAGATCGGCCTCGCGCCGCTCGAACCCTGCGACATGGAAGATGTGATCGAAGCCTTCGGCGCCTTCGTTGACGGCCTGCCGGAAGCTGGTGGCGCGCTCGCCGCGCCCCGCCTGACGGAGCCCGCGCTGCCGCCGGCCGCCGCCACCCGGCGCCGGGCCGGCTGATCCGCCCGAATGGGCACACAGGGGGCGCGGGCCGCAAGGCCAGCGCCCCTTTCCTCATTCAGGACGGATTGCGCAATGACAGACTTCAGCGACAGTTTCGATCTCATCTCCGCCTTACCCGCCGCCGATCTCGCCAAGCTGTACCGGCGGGTTGCCTTCCTTGAGGCCGCGATCGTGCAGGTACTGCGCGACAAGAAGCGGCTTCGCGAGTGGTTCAGCGCGTCAGAGCTCGCGGCGCTGCGTCTGCCGGGATTGCCGGGCACCGCGTCCGGCATTTCGAAGCTGGCGCAGCGCCAGCGTTGGGACCGGAGCATCACGCACGGCAAGGGCGGCGAGCGCGTGCTGTATCACTTCAGCTGCCTGCCGCCGCGGGCCTTCGCCCTTTTCATTGACCTGGTGGTGCGCAGCGGCGTGGAGCAAGAGCCGCCACCCTCGGCACCGGCCGCCGCCGGCGCCGTGCCAGCCCTGCCGACGGCGTCCCTGGCGGCGCCGGCGAGGCCCGTGGCGCCGGCCGCGACGCCGCCTTGGGTGTTGCCTCTCATGCGGCTCATGAAGGGGCGCTCAGCAAGCCTTCAGGACGCCCTTAGCGTCCTGCCTTCGGTGGCCCCGAGGGGCGTACGGTGCCCGAGCTACGAAGAGGCGCTGGACGTGCTGCGAGGTCTCGGGGTGATCGCGGGGTAGGGGCGATCGGGCGCCGTGCCGGCGGCGCGGCGCCCGTCCACACACAAGTGGAGGCAGAACAATGGCCACAAAGACCAAGGTCTGGTTCACGTCTGTTGAAATGGTCGATGCCGGGTTCACGGCTGGCAGCCCGAACGCACAGGGCTTTCGAGACTTCGCGCGCAAGCACGGATGGGGCGGCCCTGAGCAGGAAGGGAGCCTGTGGAGGCACGCGAGATATGGTGGAAGGCGCGTCAAGTTATGGCATTTGGGCGCCGTAAGGGATGCGTTGCGCGACGCATTGAACGATGCCGCCGCGCGCGCCCAGGCACTGAGGCGGGACCCGGCTTGGCGCACCGTGGACGAAATCGCACTGCTGGACGCACCTTGGATGACGCGCAGTACGCCAAGCATTCGGGCCCGGCTCGAATGCCTCGGCTTGATGAGGTCTGCGCGTGAGGGGCGCGCTTGGCGCTACCGCGAACGGATCGACCTCCGTAAGCCCGCCATGGAATTCAGCCTCGGCGCCTTGCTGGCCGCGCTTCGGAAGGAATGGATGCGGTCGCCACCCAAGAGCCCGAACGAGCAACGGACGCGCGAGAAGACGCTTCAGGTGCTCACCGCCGCGCTTTTCGACGCCGGTTCGGCGGCCGCTGGATGATGGTTTCCACAGGCCGGATCAAGCCGCGCAGGGGGTCCGGAACGTTGTGGCAGAATTTCCGAAACCATCTGGCACGCTACACTGGTTGATTGCGGCGGCCGGACCGGTTATAGGAAATAAATCAAGTCCCCGGACTCGGTTTCTGCCGCGACGTCACGATCCGCAGCGCCTCCACCAGCACGTCGCGCGTGATGCCTTGCTTGGCGAAGATGGCTTCGGCCTCGTCGAGCGTGGCGGACATGGCGGGCCGAAGCATCAGTGTCCCGTCCTCGACCCAGGCTTCCAGGGACCGCGGATGGCGCAGCGCGGCCATCACATCCTTCCGCAGCGTGACCTGCCCCTGCGGAGAGACTTTCAGGATCGAGCGTTCCGCCATGATGTCCCTCCATTGCCTGGGCCATCATTAAAGGACTAAAAACCTAAAATGTCAAGGTGTCCAGAGGCCCTTGGGCCTTTGGCGGGAGGGTCCGGGAGGGAGTCATGGCGCGCTGCGACTTAGCGAGCGTTACCGCCCGTGTTGCATGGCGAGCGTTACCGCCCGTGTTGCATGGCGAGCGTTACCGCTCGTGGTGCGCAGCGAGCGTTACCGCTCGACGCACATCGCCACACCCATCCCGCCCCCAATGCACAGCGTCGCGAGCCCCTTCTTGGCCCCGCGCTTCTGCATCTCGAACAGCAGCGTGGTCAGAACGCGTGCGCCCGAGGCGCCGATCGGGTGCCCCAGCGCGATCGCCCCACCATTCACATTGACCTTCGACGTATCCCAGCCGAGGTCCTTGTTCACCGCCAGCGCCTGCGCGGCAAAAGCCTCGTTGGCCTCGATCAGGTCCAGTTCCTCGTGCTTCCAGCCGGCCTTCGCCAGGGCCTTGCGCGAGGCCGGGATCGGCCCGGTCCCCATGATCGACGGGTCAACACCCGCGGTCGCCCAGGACACGATGCGCGCCATCGGCGTGATGCCGCGCTTGGCGGCTTCGTCCGCGCTCATCACCACCAGAGCCGCGGCGCCGTCGTTGATGCCGGACGCATTCCCCGCGGTCACCGTGCCTTCCTTGTTGAAGGCGGCGCGCAGCTTGGCGAGGATTTCGCGCGTGGTATCGGGCTTCGGGTATTCGTCGCTGCTCACCACCACGTCGCCCTTGCGGCCCTTCACGGTCACCGCGGCGATCTCATCGTTAAAACGCCCGGCCTTCATCGCCTCGCCGGCCTTGCGCTGGCTGTGGAAGGCGAATTCATCCTGCTCGTCGCGCGTGATCTGGAATTTCTGCGCCACGTTCTCGGCGGTATTGCCCATGTGGTAGCCGTGGAAGGCGTCCATCAGCCCGTCGCGCAGCATGGTGTCGATCAGCGCCAGGTCGCCCATCTTCTGGCCGGCGCGCA